TTACAACCTCTTCGATAGGAACGACTTTTTTTTGCTCATGGCAATACTGGTACAGCTTGTACTTTGTCATTCGCTCTCCAATGCTAAGACCATTAACAAGGCAGTAATGATTCGTTTACGTTTAAGTCCTGCAACTTCTCCTTGTTTAGGACTTTCTAATAACTTATCTCTTAATACATCAGCTAATATGTTTTTATCAACATTTTCAGGTATTTCTACATCTTGCCGTTGTTTAGCAAGTAATTGAGCTGCAATTCGCTCTTCCAGCTCGTCGTATTTTCTTTTTTTATACCAAACATCACTAAGGTCAGGAACGGCTATTTCACCGCCGTACTGCTTAGGATTAAGTAAAAGAATTAAGCTCATGCGTATTTGATAATATAATTGACCACCAAAAACGGCGGATTGTTTGTGCCGCTTGTCATCGCTGAATCGCCGTCTACTCCCCCAGTGTTACCGGCTGATCCTGATATGGTATGGGTATGATCGCCTGCTGAACCTGATGTGCCTGAAAAATTAGGAACATCTATGCTGTGAGTATGCGAAGCTATTGTGTGCGAATGATTGCCAACTGCCGCAGTACTTGTATTACCGGTTGTCATTCCCGGAATAGATGATTCATATGCCGGAATACCGCTATTATCTCCAGTCGCACTGTTTCTCCAAATAGTGATTGCGTGTGCATGACCTCCGGTTGCACTAGTAGTCAAAGTTCCACTACCTGCACTGGTAAATGACGCATGATCGTGATTTATGCTGTGAGTATGCGCACCATCTGTGGTATTAGCTAGCGTTCCGGCGCTGTGGTAATGCGCTGGCACGCTGTGATCGTGATCAATTGCGCCACCTGTATCACCCAGTGAGTTACCTGTTCCGCTAGTAGCTTGACCAATCGGAAACCGTTGCCGAAGGTCAGGCAAATTGAACGTAGTTGATCCGTCACCAATGCCGTAAGTTGTGCCGAGTATGCTAAACAATTGCGCATAGGTTGTACGACTGATCGCTGTTCCGTCGCATAGTAAATACTTGCTCGGCGGTGTTCCGCTGTACCACAACAAACCCGAACCCACCGGTAATATGTCGGGAACGTCAAAAACTGGCATCAGGTAAGCTCCGTAACTCTCATAGCACCAGTGGGACCAGTTTCCCAAATGGCATCAACTACTCCAGTGTAAACAGGTTGTGCTAATTCTAAAGTGCTATTCGGTTGTAGCTTGTAGCTATAACTTGTGGCACTAGCTGTTCCGCCCAGCTTCACATAAGCTATCTTATCGGCATCATTGACAAATATTGCTAGTTTGCGATTTGCATTACTGGCAAGCACTGTAACACTAGAAGCACTAGCACTTGTACTACTGACACTACTTGTAGAAACAGTTTCTGGCTCTACTGGTAATGCGCTTGTAAAAGGGTTTGCTTGGCTTGCTAGGGTAACTGAGCCTGTATTACACGCAGTAACTTTACCATTTAACGTAGAAAGTGTGCTTTCAGTAGCTGCGCCTGTAGGTAAGGACACTGTGCCACTAATGTTATTTATATTCCAAGTTCCACTTTGAGTAGCTGCTACCGTCCCATCTACTGTAAGACTGCCGCCGTCATCTGATATCGGAATAGCACTTGTAAACGGATTACTTTGGCTAGTTAATGTTACCGCTCCAGTGTTACATGCGGTAATTTTTCCATCCAAGGTCGACAATGTGCTTTCGGTAGCTGCGCCTGTAGGTAAAGATACAGTTCCTGTTATGTTAGTAAGATTCCAAGTCCCTGATTGTGTTGCTGCAATAGTACCGTCAACTGTAATAGAATTACCATCGTCTGAAATTGGAATAGCAGACGTAAAAGGATTAGCCTGACTTGCTAAGGTTATATTTGGCAATGTATCGACATCTACATGCCCTATATTATTATTACCGCTCGGCAAAGCCGCACTAATAGTAACTGCTCCAGTATTACAAGTGGTAATTTTACTATCAATATTTTGCAGTGTGGTTTCTGTAGCAGCGCCAGTGGGAAGAGAAACTGTTCCTGTTATATTAGTAATGTCCCAGGTTCCTGACTGACTTGCAGCAACACTTCCATCAACGGTAATTGAACCACCATCATCAGAAATTGGAATAGCTGTGGTGAAAGGATTAGCTTGGGAAGCTAATGTAACATTTGGCAATGTTAAAACATCTACATCGCCAATGTTGTTAGTTCCTGCTGGCAATGCGCTTGCAATTGTTACGTTATCAGTGTCTGCTTTTATAAGATTTCCATCTATAGAAGAAAGATGTGAAATCTGCGTTGTTTGATTTGTATCGGTTGCAAGCCCTGTAGTACTAATAGAAAGTGTTCCTGTTACGGGAATTGCTGACTGGTCACTGGCTATAACAACTGGCAAACTATCTGCCATTGTTTCTTGACCTGAAACTCCGTCAATATCACCTAATGCGATAGTAAGAGATCCGCTTGGTGTTACTTTTACATTGACATAACCGCCGCCACCTGCTGACGTTTCGCCTGTAATAACAGAACGAGTAAGTTTAGCTAAACTATATTCATTTAGCGTTTCGTTTATTGGAAAATCAGCACTGGTTGTTCCGCTTGCTACACACGCTGTATACAAAGATAGGTCTGTTGCACCGCTAAACTTTTTTATATCAATAGTAATTGGAAGTTCTGGATTCTGTATGCTTGGATCTAATTGACTATTGGGAATCTTAATTGTGTGAAATGTTACCCAATTACCGTCAGGACTAAACACTTCAAAATAAATACTAGCACTGCCAAGCCATGCAAAACGGATTCTGTACAGGTTACTGTAAGTAAGATTTATTGCTTCTGGACTACCACCACGAGTAAACAAGGAGCCTGCTGAACCATCTAACGGATCACCGTTCCAGCTTGCTCGTGCAATGGTTGTATCACTTGCACCTGTTCTTAACGTGACACCAAAACTAGTTCCTTCATATCCAATAAAGAACCCGTTGTTGGTATCATACAGTCCAATCCTTTGATAACTATTAGCAACACCTGTAGTAAAAGCTGCTGTGAAAAAACAATACTGTTCATGCGCAGGACGATACTTACAGCTATAAACACTAACACCTTTGGCAGTTCCTGTAGCGTTTGTGCCAGTTCTGTAACGTGCATGGCCACCTACGATAGTAGCACTGCCGCCACTTGCAGTAGTGTTTGTAATGATGTCGCTGTTAAAAGAATCGAAAAAACTAATTTCTACTTCATTGTTTCTTACTGCTGTAACCGCAGCTCCTAAAACGTCGCTATTAAGAGTAGCTGTAATACCGCCAATAATTTGGCTATTTATGCTTGCTAACGTAGCTTCTGTAGCTACCTTACCGTCAATGCTGGCAAGAGTAGTTTCTGTAGCAAAGTCAGGCACTGTGAGGTTTTCAGCTCCTCCAGCACCATAATCAATAGCTACTACCTGAGTTTGTGTAGTTCCCTTATCCAGTGTACGCACTGGAATATCAGCATTTATACTGGTGGGACTGTTACTTACGGTAACATTATCGCTCATGTATTAGCTCTCTTCTTCTTCTTCTATGTCGGCTAATTCAATACCGCTTAGATTCCCAAGCTCATCATTTATAAGGTTAGCTTTTCTCTTTGCACGTTTAGGCATTACATTGTTGATTACAATAGGTTGTGCCTTAGCTGCTGTTTCCTTGCTTTGCTCTGTAATACTCTGCATTGCAAGTCGTATGCGTTCTAGCTCCTGCTCTGAGTTAAGCCTTCTTTCCTCCATTAGCTTTTCAGTCTCAGATAGCTTAATTCGCATCTGCTCAAGCTGTAGCTTTTGAATCTCTAGTATCTGATTCATTTGTGCAGTTTCCTGCTGAATAGCTTGCTTACTAGATTCATTGGTGCTTTCAGCTTGTACCTGTAGCATTTCTACCTGTACTTTGCTTTGCTTGACCTGCACTTCTTGTTGCTTAATAGCAAGTTCTTGCTGCGCTATGTACTCTTCTAGCTGATACTTTTGCACTGCTAATTGAGCTTCTAATTGGTCACGCTGCATCTTAACTTGCTGCTCTTGCATGGCAATCTGATTCTTAACAGATTTATCCTGCATCTCCATCTGTGTAGATGCCATTCTAGCTTCTGCTTCAATCTGCGCTATTTGCAGTCGCCCTTGCACCTCTTGCATGACTGGATCTGGCGGCGGCGGTTGTTTAGCCGCTTCTTCTTTAGCCTTAATAATCTCGCCCAACGCTTCAAAGCCCTGCGTAAACACCGCATCTAATTCCTTGCCTCCCTTAAATCGCTTAATCATGTTTTGAAAAAGACTCATGCTAAACTGCATAAGAGGTGGGTACTGCTCAACAAGCCCTCTCATTTGGTCAAAAAATGCGCCTGTAGTTTGTATGAGCTGCATACCTTCTT